GGTTACAGGCCCCGCCGCAGCGGCGAGCATGGCAAACATGGCACTCACACCCCCGGCAGCGGCAACCATGCTTACAAGGCTCCCTGTGGCAATTAACAAGGGTCCAACCAACAAGGCCACCCCGGCAGCAGCTGCGGTTACCAGAACCCCAATTCTAACAAGTCCCGGGTCAAGGGCATCCGCCGCTGAAAGTAACTGCGAAAAGCCTACTGCTACTTGAGCCAAAATTGGGGCAAGCACATCACCGACTTGAATCATACTCACATTAAGACTGCTCATCGCCTTTGTAAGTTTGGCACCATCACTTTCGTTCAATCTGTCATATTCCTTTTTGACAGATCCCAAAAACTTTGAGCTGTCCCCGGCAAGTTTGAAGTTTTGTTTTAGCAATTTAAGATTGCCAATAAGCGGGGAAATTGCACCGATAGATTCACGGCCGAACAACTTCATTGTTATACCGGCTTGCTTGGCTTCATCTACTTTACTGATGGCTTCCAGCACAGCCAGGATCGCGGCGGGGGCATCGTCTTTCAACATTTGTGCCATCTCACCACTATCAAAACCAAGTTGCTTCATTGAGGCTGCGGCCTCGTCGGTTGCCTTTTCCCCAATGGCCAAACTGAGGACCATGTTTTTCATACCTGTTGCGGCAATTTGGGCGGACGGGGAAACAGCGTCGAAACTAGCAGCTAAAGCAGCAAGCTCCCCTTGTGTAAGGTTGGTGGCATTTGCAATGGTGGCACCCTGCCTTCCAATGATTTGAGTAATCTTTTTAGCAGTCGAAGCGGTGTTGTCGCCAAAGTAGTTAAAGGCATCAGCGAACTTTAAAACCTCATTTGTGGACAAACCAAATGATGATCTAATTTTACCAACAATTTGACCGGCCTCTTGGGCTGCTTCGACAGATTTACCAAAGTCAAAAGCAACTGCGATTTGTTCACTTACCTTGGCAAACTCCAAAGCACCTTTTGCGCTTTCACCAAGCTTACCACCCTCGGAGACCAATGTAGCAATTCCACTTGCACCAATAAGGGAAGACCGACCAAGCTCTAAAATTTCCTTGCGAAAATCACCTGTGCTCACATCGTTCAAACCTTTAACGTTTTTTGATACATCAAGAAACGTTTCGGAAAATGTTAAACTTGCCTTTGTTGCAGCCCCTAGACCCACTGCGGCAGTTGCGCCAAATGCGGTGATAGCCTTACCCGCATTTTTAAAACCTTTGGCAGCTTGCTCGGCCCGGTTAAATTCACGAACCGATGTTTTTGCAAACCGCATCGCAGCGGCCTCAGCCTTGGCAAGTTGACCGAAATCAACAATAACTTTGCTGTAAAGATTACCAAGGTCTAAGGCTCCTGTCATTATTCTTAATTTTTAGAAGCCTTCTTTTCGGCCTCTGCTTTTAACTCAAACCAACCTATCATTTCAAACATTTCGGTATCTGTCATTTGCTCTTCTACTTCCCATGGGAACTTTCCAAGCTCGGTTGCTACTTTGTAAATTCGCAGTCTTTCAGGGTTGCCCCTTAAGGCTTTTTTACTTCTTTTTCTTCAACGTTGGAAAGTTCGGCGGCGGCTTTTGATAGCTTGTCAAACCAACCACCGGCAGGCTGCTCGGCAAGCATGTCGTAATCTTCAGGGCTGAAGATTTTAGTATTAGTTCCGGGGATAACAGTAAGTCCAATCACACCCCAAATTTGAAATTCGCTTGTGCTAAAACTTGGCTTATCAAGTGTGTTACCTTTGGCGTCCACAAATGACATCGACTTCGTTTGAATAGCTCCACGCTCCGCAATTGTGGGTTGGCGAACTTGGAATTTGATACCGTCAACTTCGACCGTTTGGGTTTTGAAGTTGCGTGTTTTACCGAGTGTGGCGGATCGATACTTGTCAATGCTTACAATGTTTTTGTTCATGCTTGGTTTTGTTTAGGATTCAATAATAGAAAATGCGAAAGGGGTAATACCGGGCAGGCTTGCAAGGTTAAACGAAAGGGCTTCCGTCTCGAGTGCCCCAAGGTCACCGGCGCCGGCAGTTGTTTCGATAACATACCACCCCTTGAAAATAAGGGTTCCAGCCCCGGCTTGAATTTCAATGTAGACCCTTTCGGCGGCTGCTTTGTGCATGCGAAATTTATTGTTGAGATCATCATAACGATCGATCGTAACTGTTACATCGAGCAGGCCTTGGGTCCGGGTCCGGTAACCCGCATTTTGAAAATCGGTATCATCCAAAATGTCACCGGCAAGTTCAATGCTATAAGCGTTTGAACCACCAATGGCGGCAACCCCTAGATATGCGTAATCGACAGTAACAGCGCCACCGGGGTCAGCGGCAAGTGTGATAATACCTTCAAAATAATCAACAGCCGTAACCACTGAACCACCAACGGTGACCACCGTCTCCGGATCAATCAATCGTCTCGCGACATCTGTGATTTGATAGGTTGTAGGGGTAAGCTCCGTGGTGGCTTCCCCTGTCACCACCACCCTTGATCCATGTGAATAGATTTTGGTGGTGTAAGCAGGCGAGGAAGACATTTAGAGTAGGGTAAGGGGTCCGGCTGGCTGGAGGGAAATACTAACAGTTTCGAGGCCACCAACGTCACCCGTCATACCAAAGGTTTCGATAATAACATCACCCTGAAGCCCGGTGCTATCAGCGTCACTTCCTGTTGGGAGGTATTGGAAGCCAAGGGTTGTTCGGGCCACCTTGGCAGCTCTCACAAGCGAAAGACCGTGGGCACCGGAGGCAATATCGACTGGACCATTACCCGTCATCGGTTTGAAGTTGGAATCAGCAGAAGCCGTCCAATCATTTAGCCCTTGACAACGTGTGCGATAGCCGGCGTTTGTCGCAAGGTCAGTATCATCCAAAATGTCACCACCAATTTCAAGCGATGGTCCGGTTGCGGGTAGATCATACCACGTTACTCCAGCATCATCTGATACTTGGACTTTCTTATTGTATGCGGCGGTGGAACTCATAGTTTCTTAAAGGTGGGTTTGTTCATGTAAATGTAGAAGTAGAATTAGGAGGAAAGCAAGTTTAATTTATGGCGTGAGAAGTTCATCCATCTGCTCAGGGGTGACCCCAACCTTGTCTTGGAGTTCTGTTGCAAAGGTGACAATCATTGGGTGATCTTTTTTAATATCAGATGTCATATCCCACGCATCTCGTAAGTCTTCATCCATAAGTTTCAACTCACGCTTGAAAGGCTTCCACAAGCCAGCGGCCTTAAGCCTTTCAAATAAAGTGTATTTGGTGATGGATCCAACTTCAGGGATTTGCGCTTCTAGTTCCTCGAGGGTGTAGTCGATAATTTGATAGCTCAAGCCGGTTGCTGAAAAGTCCTTTTTGAAATATGAAATTGCCGGGTCAAAGTCTACTCCTGATTCTGGCGGGTCTTGCTCTTCCAGATATTTGAAATTGGCAGGGGTGACCCTATCAATTTTCGACTCATGGGGCAGCCCGCTGTTTTTTGGCAAGAGGCTTTTCTTATTGGATTGGGTGACAATAAGGAAGGGTGAAATTTGAATTAGTTTTTTCATATTACTTTATGGGAACAGTGGGGAGTAGCGGGCAGACAAGTGGGCATTCCATTGTGCTAGTTGCGCTCCTGTAATGTGCTGTGAAAAATAGACAATCTCCCCAAGTATTCCAGAAAATCCCCCGTTGATATCAAAGCGACAAAATTGCCCCAGTGGGGTCGCCGGATCTCCGGCGTTGTATGCAATGTTGAGAACTGACCATCTATTGACGGTCTGGCTTGCTGCTCCGCCGTTCCCCATATTGGTAACCACCTGCGAACCAAAATTGAAATCGACAGTTGCGCGGTCTGCTACGTCATATCCATCGACTGATAACCCGTAGCCTGTTGTGGTGAAAATATAGCTACTTGTGGCATATCCTTGATCGTGTCCACATAATACGTTCCACCCGTTGTGTGCGGCAGGTGTGCCATTAAATACCATTTTCGAGGCCGCAAAGACATGAGGCGGGCGCACCGATTTATCCAGCAAGTTGAAATAACTTCTCGCGACATTTGATTGCAGCCCATCAGCAACTACCGTATAAGTATCGGCGGTTGCTTGGGCATAGTTCCCATTCCCTGATAGGTCCGGGACCCGGAGCAATACTGGGTCGTATTGCCTGAAATCCCAGTGACCTAGACAGTAGGTGTAATCTAACCCCTCTTCAACTATTGGGGTGCCGTCTCCATTAAAAAGATGCGGCGGAGCTGCTATTCCGTTGCTCATTTATGGTTGGTTTTTTAGGATTGTGGCTGCTCCTTTTGTAGCGGAGGCGAAGCGGTAGGAGATTGTGAAAATGTCATTCACGGCCCCGGCTGCGATGTCGGCCATGTCCCCCAACAATTCGAGGCGGGAATCGAGGGCCAAATCGTGCGCGGCGGTTTGTGTCACATCGACCGTGCCGGATTTTCCAACTATAACATTCGTGAAGGTGAGGGTGCCCGAACTATGCGCGAGGGCTAACGTTGAATTCGCATACGCCGTTATATCATGATTGATTGGGGCAGCGGCTGAAGTTAAAGCTGTCGTTGGTGCGATATAAGTTTCCACAACATTGACAGCAGCCTTGCTTGAAAGGTCCATGTAGGCGGCCGCTATAACGCCCCCTTGCCATTCCCCGCCCGTTATGGTC